GATAAAAGAATAAGACTTGAATTTCCGCATAAATTTGATAAGGTAGAAGATACTACTACAGAAAGAGTAAGACCTACTCAAAATGTAGCTTCGGCTAAACGTTCAGCCTCAACCGGACGCAGAAAAACTGTAAAACTCACGCCTTCGCAGGTAGCAATTGCTAAAAGATTAGGTGTGCCGCTAGAAGATTATGCAAAACAATTAAAAATCACGGAAGGAGCATAAAATGGAAAATGATAAAATAAAAACTTCTCGTGCGAGTCAAACTAGAGACAAAATTGAATCTGTAAAAGTTTGGACTCCACCCAACTCACTTGATGCACCACCAGCGCCAACTGGATATAGACATCAATGGATACGTGCCGAAATACTCGGCGCATCAGATGCTAAAAATATAGCATCGTCTTTGAGAGAAGGATGGGAATTGGTGAGAGCCGATCAATATCCAGACTCACAATATCCAGAGATGACTGAAGGCAGATACGCTGGAGTTATTGGAGTGGGCGGCCTATTGCTGGCTAGGATACCAGAGGAGATTGCGCTTCAAATCGATGCTTATTATAAAAAGCAAAACGAGGCTAAAGAAGAAGCAGTAGAGAACAATCTTATGAAGGAACAGCACCCAAGTATGAAATTCAGTAATGAATCGAATACTCGTGTAACTTTTGGTGGTACAAAGAAATAGTCTTTTAACAATTTCTAAACCAACAAAATAAATTAATCCGTATTGACTCATTTGAGTCAGTACATAATAAAGGAAACAACAATGGCAGCAAACCAAACAGAAGGTTTTGGATTTAGACAAGCCCCTACAGTAGGATCAACTCCTGCTACAGGCGGTCAAGCTGAATACAAAATCAAATCAGGTTTAGGTGTTGGGATTTTTCAAAACAATCCTGTTTCACATCAGCATACTGCAGGTGACGATGGGTATCTACAAGATACTACAGCGGGCACTATGGACGACGGTATTACTGGTGGAGCAGGTTGGTCAACTGGAACATCTAACATCCAACCAATTATAGGCGTGTTCAATGGAGCTTTTTATATAAATAGTTCTACAAGCAAACCTACTTTCGCAAACCACGTTTTAGCTAGTACTACGTTCGGAACGGACTACAATACTGGTTCAAGCGACGGAATCGGTTTTGTTAACGACAACCCTATGCAAGAATATACTTGCAAAGCGGATGCAGCGGTAACACAAGCAAACCTTCTTTCAACATTCAATCCAAATGATGGAGCTACAACTGGAACTCAATACCAGGGACAGTCTACAGTAAAATTAGATATTACTGGAACAGCAGCTACATCAATGTTTAGAATTGTTAGAACGGCAAACGATCCGGCAAACAATGACAATACTGCGATTGACTCGAACGTAATAGTTCAAGTTTCTCCAGCGGCGTCTATTTCTAACTAATAGGAGCAATTAACTATGGCAATATCAAGAGCACAACTAGTTAAAGAACTAGAGCCAGGTCTAAATGCACTATTTGGACTTGAATATAAACAATACGGCGAGCAGTGGTCAGAAATTTTCGACACTGAATCATCAGACAGAGCTTTCGAAGAGGAAGTAATGTTAGCTGGTTTCGCAAACGCAGCAGTTAAACCTGAAGGCCAAGGCGTTCAGTTTGACCAAGCGCAAGAAACTTTCACAGCTCGTTACACTAACGAAACGATTGCTTTAGCATTCGCTATCACAGAAGAAGCTATTGAAGATAACTTGTATGACAGACTTGCGTCTAGATATACAAAAGCTTTAGCAAGATCTATGGCGTCTACTAAAAATATCAAAGGTGCAGCGGTACTTAACAATGCATTTGATGCAAACTTTGCTGGAGGGGACACTAAAGCACTTTGTGCTAATGACCACCCTACATTAGCAGGTCAATTTTCAAATGAATTAACAACACCTGCTGAACTTAATGAAACTTCATTAGAACAGTCGTTGATTGACATCGCGGCTTTCACTGATGAAAGAGGCCTAAAAATTGCGGCGCAAGGAGTTAAATTAGTAATTCCTTCAGCTCTTCAATTTACTGCTGACAGACTTATGAATTCTGCTGGTAGAACAGGCACTGCTGATAATGACATTAACGCAATCAGAAATATGGGAATGATCTCTGGTGGATATGTAGTAAATAACTACTTAACTGCTGCGAAGAAGTTCTTCATTAAAACTGATGTGCCTAATGGTCTTAAGCATTTCAATAGATCACCTATCAAAACTTCTATGGAAGGTGACTTTGATACAGGCAATGTTAGATACAAAGCTAGAGAAAGATACGTATTTGGATTTTCAGATCCAAGAGGCGTATTCGGATCAGACGCAACGTAATCAATAAAATTTAGGGGCCGACACAATTCGGCCCCTTTTTTAAAATAGGGTGAGAAAATGACTAAATTCCTAGTAAATATATGGGCGTACGATCGCCACGCAAAATTCCAAGTAGAAGCAGAAGATAATCCAATTTCTTTAGAACAGTCAATAGTTGACAAACTAGGGAAAAATGATATTATCTGGGAAACAACGGGAATGTTTTCTCCGTTAAATCGAATAACTTATGAGGAGGTTATTGATGATACAAGACCTATACAAAGCAAAAAGGTCCTTGGAGTTGAAGTGGGAACAGGAGCACCTAGATAATGGTAGGTACACTCTTGAAATGGTCAGAATTGATGACAAAGTTAGAGAAGTCATTACAAAGATCAAGCTAGAAGAAGCAGCAATTGCCCATAGACAGAATACTGTCGAAGGAACAGCTCCACAAGTTTCTGTAGCTACTTAATCAAAAGCTACATCGCTGAAATGCATAAATACCTAGGGATCCCTTGCACTCTATAAAAAAATCATATATATTTTAGTTACTATACATTTAATAAACGATGAATGCTGACGCGTATAGTCGACAACCCTAGGGACAGTATTCAGATATCTAGGAGGATATTAATATGGCAAATACTACATTTTCGGGACCGGTAAGAGCGGGAACGATTTCAAACACAACAGGTACAACACTTGGAACTAACATTGCTAATGTTGGACAAGTTTTAATGGCTCAATCAGTAAAAATTGATATCATTGGTGCTTCACATCTTAATCAAGTATGTGCAGTAGTTCCAGCAAACTCACAAATAGTAGATGTAATTTTAAACGTTACAACTGTAAATAATGATACTGGTGCAGCAACTGTTTCAGTAGGAACAGTAGCGGATGCAGATGCATTTATAGCTACACTTAATGTTAAAGCTTTAGCAACTACTCACGGTACTTTAGATACAGAAGCAACTAATGTTGGTGCAACTGACATACAAGTTCTTGCTGATTTTACAGGTGCTAATGGAGATGGTACAACTGGTGCAGCTACAGTTACTGTTATGTACTTACAAAATAATTCTATTCAAGACGCAGTAGATTTATAATAATTAATTAAGTGTGGGCTTCGGCCCACACAATAATTTTAAGGAGAAACAAATGGCATCATATTCAAGTGACCAACAGGTAGCACACGCTACAGCAGACGCACAAATGGTTCCTCAAGGACAAAGAGCTAGAATAACAGGTATCCAAGCAGAGGGTGCTGCAAGTTCTAGTATCATTTTTAAATCTGGTGGAGCAGCTGGAACTACAATCGCTACATTTAAATTTGGAGATGAGGGAATAGATTTTTATGTTCCAGGTTCTGGAATTTTATTTGACGATGGAATCTATTTAGATTTAACTGCAACACCTGGTGTTACTATAACATTTACGTAGGATTAAATTGTGGCTACAATAACTTACACAGTAACCGTAGCAACGGGAACTAATCAATACGGTACCGGTAATAAATTTTATATTAACGGAGAGGCTAATGTTGTCTTGTATTTACAAGAAGGCAATACTTATATCTTTGATCAATCTGATAGTTCAAATTTAACTCATCAACTAGCTTTTTCAACTACTGCAAATGGAACACACGCAACACCGGCCGGTGTTGCTTATACTACAGGCATAACTACAGCCGGAGTTCCTGGTAATGCAGGAGCAAGTGTAACTTTTAATGTTGCACCTGTTAGAACTACAGGCGCTCCACTATTATTTTATTATTGTACTGCTCACAGCGGTATGGGTAATACTGCACAAACTATTTCACCTACTTCAGAAACTACAGAATTTAATCCACAAATAGACGACATTATAGAAGAAGCATTTGAGAGAACAGGTGTAAGAGGAACTAGAACAGGTTATCAATTAAGATCTGCAAGACGTTCTTTAAATATAATGTTTCAAGAATGGGGTAATAGAGGTGTTCATTTATGGAAAGTAAAATTAGCTAAAGTTCCTTTAGTTGAAGGACAAGCAGAATATAGTTACGCATCTGATTCAGAAAATTTTCCAGAAGACATTAGTTCTGTTTTAGAAGCTTTTTATAGAAATAATTCTACTACAACAGATCCGCAAGATATTGCATTAACTCAAATTAGTAGATCACAATATTCACAAACACCAAATAAACTAACTAAAGGTACACCTTCACAATATTACGTAGCTAGAAGATTAAATCCAAGTATATTTTTATATGCTACACCAAGTTCTAGTGTATCTAGTACAACTACACCAAGTAGTTTTCAATTTTGTTTTTATTATTTATCTAAAATTCAAGACGTTGGAGCATACAATAATACTTCTGATGTCGTAAATAGATTCTATCCTTGTATGATGTCTGGATTAGCTTATTATTTAAGTTTAAAATATTCACCAGACAGAAGTCAGGAATTAGAAAGAAGATATGAAAGTGAATTGTTAAGAGCACTTGATGCAGACAATCAAGGAACCTCTACTTTCATTTCACCACAAACATTTTATGGAGATGGAGTATAATGGGTAAGTACGCATCAGGTAAAAGATCATTAGCAATTTCTGATAGATCAGGAATGGCATTTCCATATACTGAAATGGTTAGAGAATGGAATGGATCTTTAGTTCACACTTCAGAGTTTGAAGCAAAGCAACCACAGCTTGAACCAAAACCAGTAGGAAGTGACCCCCAAGCTTTATTTAATCCAAGAACACAACCTGCATCCGTTCCAAGTTTAATACTTTTAGATAATAATCCTTTTGAAACTATTATTAATAGTGTTGATGGTAATACTTATATAAATGTTTATTCAGAAGATCATCAAAGAGTAGCTGGTTCAATTGTAAGATTTAGAGGACCACCAGAAGTAATTACTGCTGGACCAGGTGGTGATAGTGATGATACTGCAAATTTACAACAGTTTGCAAACATACCTACATTTGCTGGCATAAGTGATATTGATTCAGCAAACGGTTTTACAATTCAATTAGGACAAATAGATAAATATGGAATTGTTACTGGTAGTACCACTAATGATGTGTTAACTAATCCTATAAATTATTTTTATTTTCAAAGTGCAGATAATGCTACTTTGCACGGAGTAAAAGGTGGTGGTTCAAACTGTTCAGCAGGACCAGTAACACTTGAGGTAGTAAACGGATAATGGCATACACATTAGATAATTTAAGAACTGATATTAGAAACTATACAGAAGTAGATAATGGATCAACAACTCCAAAAGTTTTAACTGATTCTGTTTTAAATACAATTATTGTAAACGCAGAAAATTCTATTTACAGACAAATAGACACTGACCAAAGTGTATTTTATGCAACCTCTCAAACCATTATAGGAAATAGATATGTAACAATTCCTGCTGATTTAAGATTTATTAGATACGCTCAACTTAAAGACAAAGCTGGAAATCAAGTATATTTAGAACAAAGAGACACAAGTTTTATAGCCGAATATTATTCTACACCTGGAACTTCAGCTGTAGATATTCCTAAATACTATGCTAATTGGGATGAAGAATTTTGGGTATTGGCCCCTACTCCTGATAAAAACTACGATATTACTTTGTGTTATGACAGGGAGCCAGAAACTATTACAGATACTACAAGCACTCCCGCTCCGGCCACAGCAGGCACTTATCTGTCCAACAAATATCAAGATTTACTTTTGTACGCTTGTCTGGTAAATACATATGCGTACTTGAAAGGTCCGCAGGATATGTTACAATACTACCAACAAGCTTATACACAAGCAATAGAATCGTACGCTATCGAGCAAATCGGTAATAGACGCAGAGACGAATATCAAGATGGTGAAGTTCGCGCTCAACTTAACGTTAAACCACCATCAAGTT